GCATAAACTCCGACTCCAGCGGCTACAATTGCGAGTGCGATGATTTTCTTCATAATGTTTCTCCTGTTTGGTTTGTCAAATATCGGGCGGTTTGGATTCCCGCCCTTTGTCACTAAGCAATGACGGTTTCGTTCAGGTTAACGTCAATGCTGACGGCCGGACGGTAGGTCTTGATACCGCCGATGGACAGGATGCGCTGACCGTCTGCGATTCGACCTTCGAGCCGCAGCTTTTCGTCAGTGATGATGTCGTTAGCGAGCGCAATGGAGGTTCCCATAACGCCAGCCAAGCCGTGAGTGACGCTCGAACCGGTAACAAGGTTGTTCGAAATAAACACGTTCACGCCGAACATTTTGCCGCGATAGTTCGCGTTCATAACGTAGTCGTCAGACATAACGCTCGACGGGCCTTTGTTGCCAAAGTACATCGTGATTGCTTCTTCGATTTCAGGAGGTACAACCGCGTAGATGTCGCCGCGAGGGGCATTAGCTTTTTTGAGCTGACGAACGATTGCGCCGAACAGTTGCGGAATGTTTGCCGCCGTGGTCGCTGTTACCTGCCAAGGGGTCGTGCCGGTTGCGTAGGAATCAAGTCCGGCGTTGGCGTATTCTGCCATAACCAGCGCATCCCAGTAATCACCCATCTGATAACCGGCATCAGTAACGACTTCGGTCATTTTTTCGATGGAAGTTTTGGCACGAGCCGCATCTTCACGTTTAAACGCCACGTAACGAGCCTTGTCGATTTCCAGTTTAAGGCTGGAGTCGGTAATGTCCTCATACGTGATGTTGTCATCAGTGTACTCTTTGTCTGTCAGAGTGCTAACGCCAACGATGTTCAGCGTGTCGCCCTTGCCCCATACTTCCTGCTTGAACTGCGAATTACAGATCATAGCACCTACGAGGTCTTTACGCAGACCAGCCAACGCAACTTGCGTCCACATTTCACCATAGATAGTTTCAGCCATGTTATTACTCTCTCTTTCTTATTTCTCCGCTTCTGCCGCCGCCATGAACTCCTTGACGTATGCCTTGGGGTCTTTGGCGATTTCGGATAGCGATTTTGTTTTAAGCGCGTCCAGTGTCGGGCGATTACCCGTCTGGTTCGTTTGCTGTCCTGCTTTTGTGCCTGCCCCACTCGGAACATTAGCCGCAAGCAATCCAGCGTATTTTGTTGAGACTGATTTAAGGCGTTCGTCCACCAATACCGTGTTGCCAAGGTCTTGGAGGTCTTTCAGCTCGTTTGAGATAATCAGGGAGCGCGTATCTTCTGGTACGGTGTCGAGAAACTTCAATCGCTGTGCAATCTTGCTTAACTCGCTGTTGCGCTTTTCGGTCGTATAGGTCTGTTCCAAGTCGGTTTTATCCTTCTCGGCTTTGTCTAAACGCGCCTTCAAGCGTTCCATTTCAAGTTTCAGCTTTCCCGCTTCGCCTAGGTCTTTGCCTTCCAGCTCATCGAGCTTTGCTTGCAATTCCTCAACCTTCTGCTGTTGTTTCTTTTTGTCGCCCAGTATGCCGTTTGCTTTGCCTTCCGCTTCTGCCAGTTTAGACTTCAGAGCCGCGATTTCACTTTCGTTACTGTCGCCGCCCAATAGTGCTTCGATGGTAGCATCGTCCAGCCCTGCTTCCTTCAACTTTGCTGTTTTTTCTGCCTTCGTCATGTCTCGTTTCTCCCGTCACGTTAAGGCCGTAACCGCCTGTTAACCACGTTTAAGGCCGTGGGTTGCCTAATCGCCCGATCATGGCTCGGGTGGAGCCTGTAAATCTGTTTCTTTGTCATCTTCATCGGTTTTCGCCGCTTCAAGATCCGGCATCCCGCCAAAAGCATTCGGTGAAAACTCATCAATAGCCGCTTCGATCTCTTTGCGCTGTTCGTCGCTGACTTCCGACCCAAGCCGGTCAAGCCGGTTGAATATCTTACGCAATACCATGCGATACATCTCCGCCGGCATGGAGGCGTTTGCGGTCATAATCAGCGCATTAATCTCTGCGCCAAAGTCGCCAATATCAAACTGCCGGTTATATGAAACTTCCCACGCCGGAATTGATGCGTCCCATGCGTTAACTATTGCGGCGACTTTCTGCTCAACTGATTCTAGGATTTCAGCCCGCGCTCTCATGACCTGTGCCACATCCAAAAAGTCCCACGCTTTACTTTCCGCGCTCGCAACCTGCCGTGATTCCTGCTGAAGCATCAAACCAACGCTGTCGAACATATTGGATTTGAGTTGCTGTATCTCAGTCCGAACTGCGCCAAGGTCTGAGGCTGTCGGCATCAGGTATGCCGGAGCGGGGTCGTCTTTCGTGACTAAAATTGGATAGTTAAGCCCGATAATCATTTCGGTGGGTGTCAGTCCGGTAGCTGAATAAGAGTCTGCCGCGTTCTGTATGCATGAAACCGGAAGCACAAGCTGAGGATAGCAACGCTTGAAGAAGTTAGCACGGTTCACGCTTTCCAAATCCATGATGGTGCGGTTTACGCTTTCAATGTCATCAAATGCGTGGCCTTTCGCGCAGATTGTGCCGCAAAGAACAAACGGAACACCGCTGTAGTTTATAGGGTACGTTTCGTCAGATTCGACTACAGATTTGCCCTTTTCGTTAACGTAGATTTTGACGATGCGAACCATGCCCGCCGTCCAGATTCGACGCACCGTGTACTCTGTTTCTGGCTTATCCGGCGTCGTGCTTTCGACAACCTTGCTCTCGGTGATAAGCCACTGGATGCCTCCGATGCCGTCGAATTTCCAGTCAACCACTTCGAGCGGAGAATAAACCTGAATGTATGGGCGCACCTTTTTCGTCTGCTTTTCGGCAACGCTGATTTGCCCATCAATAACCGGCGCATCAACTCCAAGCCAGCACCATCCACACGCCGTCAGGTAATCGTTAGCCTGCCGCATTAGGTCATTAAGTGGCTTCCCATCCGCGCTTGCATCCTCAAGAATTTCGTCGGGGCAATTTGTTCGCTTCGGTGTGTCGCTGAAAACGTGCTGACTGATTTTGCCAACAATCTTCCCTGCATATGGGAAGCAATGGCTTTGCTGTTTTCGCCCGTCAACCTTCCCGCCGTCTGCTCGTGTGCCGCCTTCCCAGTCGATCTTGGATTCGCCAGAGAAACGAGAGAGCCGACGCTTGACGTACTCGCGCCCACCCTGAACGGCCAGCAGGTTTGTTTCCATCTGCTCGCAACGTTCGTCATAAATGGAGTTCCTGCGCGTCAAATCAAGCGGCAAATCTGTCTTTGCCTTTGCCGATGAACCCGCGCTCTCATCCGTGCGGGGACGGTGCTTGGTCTGCCTGAATCTGCCTTCATTTGAACCTTGACCGGTATAGTCTGCCATTATGCCCCCTTAAAAGATTTCAAACCTATACCACGTTGTTTAGATTCTGTCTAGTTAGCTTGTTTAGACGGCGTCTCAATAGACTATTGAGATTGAGTCTAAATAACTTCTTCCCGCCAAGCCGTAATGTCACCGGAGCAATTCACATCAAACGCGGCTTGGTCTGCATCATGCCGATCATACCGCTTGCCTTTGCCTTTGAGTGACCATCCGCACCCGTTAAATTCAACCTCAGTCCCGTCATCAAACAGTCCGGCGACAACGTGCCTGCGTCTCGTTTTGCTCATTTCTTCATGCCCTCCAACTCATTGCAATCTTTGAACCCTAATTCAAACAGCTTTAATATCTCTGCTTTGCGCCATGCCTTTGCAAATTTAGGCGGTGCAAACGTATGAAGCGGCTTTTTATCCTCTGCCCACTTCCACCCGTCAGCATACGGGTCGCTGATTAGCTCGCGCTCCCTTGCGTCATATTCGCCGCTCCTGCCTTCGATGTACGTTAAGCCGCCCTTGTCCTCAGTTGGCACGGCTCGACGCTTGTATGCGCCTTTAAACAGCTTTGTGTATCCTGTCGGATTTGGCTGGTTTATCTGGTTGCTGTGCATTTTTGCCTTTCGTTTATGCCATTTGAAGAAAGCCGGAATCACCTGAACGCTCGCGCCGCATAAGTTCCTCCAAACTATACCTAACGCTGTCGACGTAATGATTATGTTTGTCCTCAAGTATCGGAGTTATAGCGTCAGTTTTTTTGTCAATAACGTAGGAATATAGCGAAAACTCATCCTGAACCTCTTTGAGTTCCGGCGAGATGATAATGTCGAACTGCCGCAGGAACGCCACCCCATCCTCTACGCTGTTTGACCCCTTTTTGCTTGGCTGGCATCGAAACCCGTTGCGGTTCATATAGCTGATAGTTTCAGGCCGTGAACAGTCTGCCGTGATAGGCCATTTCGTAGAGCCTTCAATCTGCCGTAATAGTTGCGGTGTGCGGTCAATCTCAATCCCAACGCCTCCGACCGCCTTGTCGATGTAAAGCCGCCGCCCTTCAATCCAGCACCGGACAAGCGTTGTCGGATCGTTTGCAAAACCCCAGTCTGCCCCGAAATAAAATCGGGTGTTCGCCTTTGGTTCCGGTATCGGCTTT